AGGTGTTTGGACGTGGGTTCGACTCCCACCGGCTCCATATATACTTTTTGAAACTTATTAAAACTTCTTAAAACGTTGATAATTCAACGTTTTTTATTTTTATACTTTCTATTCTTTCCCATACCTTTTTGAAATTAACAGACCCAAAAACAGACCCTTTTTTGAAAAGAGTCTGTCCTGATAGCTGATGGCTTTAAAAATCTATATAATTAGCAAATTTCTCACCAATATCATCTTTGGCCTGTTTGGTGATATGTGTGTAGACATTCATGGTTGTCTTCAAGTCAGAGTGACCAAGACGATGTTGGACCTGCTTCAATGTCATTCCCGCCTCAAAGCACAAGCTAGCATGTGTATGCCTGAAGCCATGTATTTTGATAGGCCTGACATCAGTCCCTTTGACAATCTGTAAGAGCCATTTTCTGGGCAATGAACTTGGAATAGGCTTTCCTTCAGGACTTTCAAAAATGAAAGTGGCAGTAGGATTCATTTCTCTGTACTCTGATAGCAGATCAATTGTTCTTTGATCAAGGCTAATCAGTCGGACACTACTCTTGTTTTTAGTACCACCCACAGATTCGCCCTCAAATCCTCTTGTAATGGCCTTATTTATGTTCAAGGTGTTATCTATCCAGTCAGTCCATTTGAGAGCTAAAATCTCCCCTTTTCTGGCCCCTGTGAACGCAAAAAGACGGAACATGACTTTCTTTTTCAGATCATCCGTATCATCCACTAATTTCATGAATGATTTTAGCTCATCTTTATCATAAAAATCACTAGAAGAATCACTCTCTTTTTTGACAAGTGTGGTCACGCTATCAACAGGATTGGCTGAAATATAGCCATAACGGATGGCATACTTAAAAATGTTATTCATCAGACCTTTCAGCTTGCGCCCATACACTAATTTTTTAGACCATTCATTGACCTGTTCCTGTATCTGAAGAGGGGTGATGTAAGATATTTTTTGATTACCAAAAACGGGATAGATGTGATTTTTGATATTTCTTTCAGTCTTGATGTAAGTGCTATCCTGAACAGTATCAGCATACTCTTTGAGCCATTTCTTTGTAACTTCCTCAACTGTGATTTCTTTCTTTGCTTGCTCCCCGTTTTCTAAATCATCCTGAAGTTGTAAAAATGCTGCCCGTGCCTTTGCTTTGGATGTGAAGCCTTGACGCTTTACATACTTATCTTTTCCGTTCTCCTTGCCTACATAGATCCTAAAACCGTAGGCCGTTTCACCATTCTTCTTTTTATAAGATTTTATTTCCATTGCGTTTTACCTCATTTCTTGATAAAATGGGCATAAGAAAAAGACCTTTTGAATGGTTTTTCTTACACTGTAATCCTCACACTCAATTTTTGGCGAAGGCGAGTGTGGGGATTTTTTTGCTTACTTAATTATTAAATATCTTCATCTTGCCACTATGCTCTTGGGCAATTGTTGTTTTTTCTGCATCAGAAACTTTAACTATTAATTCTGGGATATCTTTATTTAGGTTAACTTCATAGTTATTTTCTGCCGCCCATTTTTTAAACAGCTCATTTTTTTGTTTAAGAAATGAATTAGCAAGATAGATTTTACGACTTACACTTTCAGCACTCCACGATTCTCCAACACGGACAGAAACAGCAGTAGCATTTCCACCTGTAACAAATTCGATTTTATCACCATTGTCCAAGACTTCCGCATTTTCTCGCAGATAAACAGCAAACTCTTCCCCAAGCTTATCCGTCATTTTGAAATTGTTGTTTTTAATAGTAGCAGATTTTTCTGCACTATTTGCGGTTTTTGATTTTGGTTTAGTTAGAGAGCTTATACCGCCAATAACAACCAAAATAATAAATATTATAAACCAAACTTGTTTATAAAAAGGCTTACTTTTTTTCATTAGATCCTCCTATTTAACTAATTAGTGAATTAAACTCGTCTTTAACCATCGTTTCATTAGCGATAGTTTTCAGACTGTATTTCTCCATAAAATGCAGATAGTTAAATTCTCTTACATCATCCATCAACTTCAATTCTTCTTCAAGCAAGTGATGAATCATGCTTCTATCTGCTTGTAATTCGCAAAGTTCCCTGTTCAATTCGTATTGAAAAGGAGTGTGTTCTTTGTGACCAAGTTCATGAAGAGCAACTTGTTTCTGTTCCTCGTTTGACAAATTTATATCTAATGCCAAAATGTTCAAAACAGGATTGAAGAATCCGGGGCTGTGCCACTCACTGCCATCAAAATAGCACAAGTTCACTCCCTCATTAGCACAAAGTTCTTTCACAGTCATAAAATGCACCTCTATTTATTTTTCAAGTGTGCCTCCAGAACCGCTGTGATGAAATCTATATCTTCTTCAGTCAATGGTTTACCATCAAATAGCATTGATTGAGCAGCGATGTCTCTGAGGTCTAATGGTGCAGAAGCATCACCATCTTTTGCAATTCTTGGATTATCTGTGCGTCCCAATAGGTAGTCGGTGGACACGTTGAAGTAATCTGCGATTTCTGAAATTCGTTCAGTAGACGGTTTGGAATTTTTTAGATTATAAATAGTATTCCTACTATAACCCAGTTTTTCTTCCAATAAATTTATTGAAAGTCCTTGCTTTTGGGCAAGTTCTTTAATTCTGTCAAATGTCTGAAACATTGATTTTTCAACCTTTCTGAGAATATGACAAAAAATATTTAATATTTCACATTAAAATGCTTGACAAAGTTAATGCAGTGTATTAAAATAGTTTTTGTAAGTTAATGAGTTAGTAAAAAACAGTGTTAAAACTTACCTAAAAATAAAATAGCTTTGGCGAGCAAGAAAATTGATAGATATAACGTTTTATCAAGGTTTTTAATTATGCTTTCATTTTAATACTATACATTAAAATTGTCAAGCGTTTTTAAAACAATTTACTAACTCTTTAACTCTATTAAAAAATAAAGGAGAAAAAACATGAGCCAACAACACGAAAAATGGAATGAACTTGTAGAAGAAGAACTCCACAAGCGTGGATGGACTCGTTCAGATCTTGCAACTGTGGTCGGGGTTAGCCCAGCGATGATCACACAGATGTTCAAGAACGGGAAAGGCAGTGATGATTTGAAATTGCGCATAAATAAGAAATTGCGAATTTCTGAATCATGGGAAAAATTCGAGGAAAGATAGATGGTATTAGAATTATTTGGTCCAGAGTTCAAAGATAAACTATTTGAAGAGCTGGTTCAGTTAAATATCAAAGCATTAGATGAAGCTAAGAAAAGAACATCAAGACAGACAACATGGGTCTCTATCAAAGAACTTCAAGCATCCACTGGCTGGGGAAGAACAAAACTTGAAGAGTGGAGGGACCAAGGGAAATTTCAGTTTCAGCAATCTGGTAAAGGTGGGAAATACCTTTACAATCTGGAAGATGTTCAGCGGTTTTGTCGGTCAATGCAAAAATAAAAAGCACCCGAAAGAAATCAGGCGCTTAACAAAATTACTAAAACAATTATAACACAAGGAGGACGCACATGGCAATATCTAGAGATATGACAGCCACAGAAGCAAATATCCTTAACTACATCAAAAAATACGCAACAAACGAAATGCCAGTTACAGCAGTTCAGCTCAGAAAAAAATTCCACTGTGGAAAGAGAACGATAGAAAATATCATTGAAAGCTTGCGTGTAAATTTTGGGCATCCCATAGTTGCAAAGAAGAGAAAACCCAATGGGTATTACCTTCCTAAAAATGATGAAGAACGGAATGAGGGATTAGCACCATATAAACGCCAAATCTTGACAGAACAAAAGAACCTGGCAGCAATCATGGCTGTTAACTTGAATGAATATTGGAGGAATTAGAAATGTTACTAGAAATTATTATCGCTTTATTGATCATGGTGATCTTGCTTCAAATGATTATTATCAGCGCAATCAGCGAACGATGCAAAGAGTCAAAACGAGAACTCAAGAAAATGATTCAAGAACAGCAACGCATCCAAGAAGCACGGGAAGCAATGCGCTTCGGCTATCGTAGATAGGAGCAACTAAATGGCAGAAAATATGAATGTACTGCCTCATGATCTTTTAGCTGAACAAGCAGTGTTAGGTTCTATCTTCCTTGATCCTGATAAGATTCACATTGCTTCCGAATATCTGACAAAAGATAGTTTCTTCAAACTATCTCATGGGATGCTTTTCAACATTATGCAGGATCTATCAGATAAAGGAGATCCAATTGATCCCGTATCTGTCAAATCAGCCCTAGACTCTATTGGGCAGTTCGAGCAGGTCGGAGGAATGGCATTTCTTGCAAGTCTGATCAATGCAGTGCCTATAAGCGCCCACATTGAACATTATTCAAAAGTTGTCGCTGAGAAATCCAGAGCAAGAAAAGTCATCGAAGATCTAAGCCAGAGTATTTCAAATGTTTACGATGGTCAAAAAGATTTGAATGAGATCCTTTCTCAAACTGAGCAGAATTTGTCAACAATTTCAAGCGAGCAGAAAAAAGGATTCAGGCCCATCATTGATGTGATTGATTCAACTCAATCAATTCTAGATGAACGCTCTCAGAAGGTTGGTGATGTGACAGGAACCTCAACAGGATTCACTGATTTTGACCAAATCACAACAGGCCTTCATGAAGATAATTTGATCATTATCGCTGCAAGGCCTGCAATGGGGAAGACAGCATTTGCCCTGAACATTGCTCAGAACGTGGCCAAAAGTTCAGATAAAGCAGTAGCAATCTTCTCGCTTGAGATGGGAGCAGAAAGCTTGGTGGAGCGTATGCTGTCAGCAGAAGGCTTGATTCCATCGTATCATGTCAGAACAGGGAATCTCTCTGAGAGCGAATGGCGCAGAATGATTTCAGCACAGGAACGACTAGCAAAAGGGAAGATCTTCATTGATGACACAGCAGGAATCAGAATTTCAGAAATTAGATCAAAGGCCAAAAGACTGGCTCAAGAAAATGGCGGTTTAGGATTGATCGTGATTGACTATCTTCAACTAATCGAAGGAAGAGGAAGAGAGAATAGACAACAGGAAGTCTCTGAAATTTCAAGACAATTGAAGATCATAGCCAAAGAATTGAAAGTCCCTGTCATCGCTCTCAGTCAGTTATCTCGTGGAGTTGATCAACGGAATGATAAGAGACCTATACTTTCAGACTTGAGGGAATCTGGATCAATTGAACAGGATGCTGACATAGTAGCCTTCTTGTACAGAGAAGCTTACTACAAGCGTGATGAACAAGAAGAGCCAGACAATGTGACAGAACTCATCCTTGAAAAAAATAGGCATGGGAGTCTTGGAACTGTCCAGCTATACTTCCTCAAAGAATACGCAAAATTTGCAAACAAGGAGGCCTGATGAATGGTAACTGAAAACCGTAGATATTACTGGTTACAACTAAAAGATGACTTCTTCAACTCCAAGGAAATGAAGCTAATGCGGAAACTTCCCGGAGGAGAAGAGATCACAATCATCTATCTGAAGATGATGCTTGTAAGTCTATCAGAACAAGGAAAATTGTATTTTGAAGGATTGGCTGAGGATCTAGCTGAAGAACTATCACTCATTATTGATGAAGATCCTGAAGCAATTAGATTGACATTGATGTTCTTAACTAAAAAGAAATTGTTGACAACATCAGACAATTATCAGTTCAATCTTGAGCAAGTTCCAGAAATGATAGGTAGTGAAACCGCTAGCGCCCGTAGAGTTCGCAAACATCGAGAAAATCAAAAAGCGTTACAATGTAACTCCGATGTAACAAAGTGTAATGGAGATATAGATATAGATATAGATATAGATATAGATAAGGGGCAAAAGCCCCAATCAGATGTCTATGAAGAAATTATCAAATATCTGAATGAGAAAACTGGTTCACATTTTAAACCAACTAGCAAGTCAACTCAAAGACTAATCAACGGAAGATTGAGTGAGAACTACACAATTGAAGACTTCAAATATGTGATTGATGTTAAGACAAACGAATGGAAGGACAATACAAAGATGTCTAAATACTTAACACCAGATACGCTCTTCAATGCTAGTAAATTTGAAAAATACCGCAATCAGCAAATGCCAAAACAGCAAAATGTTCAGAAGCAAGATGAAAGGTTGGGATTCTAATGAATGAAGAAATTACATCTTGTGAAAAACATGGCTGTCAGGTCCAACATGCAAAAGTGAAGATCAGTGGATCAGAACAGATCATTGAGATCTGTCCCGAATGCGAAAAAGAAGAAATCCTGAAGATGGAATCTCTTTTGAGACAGGAAGCAAAAATCAAAGCCCTCTTGTCTCACACTTACAAAGTATTTGAAAGAGAAAGCATCTATTCTCAAGAGTTGAGTGATAAGACATTAGAGAATTATACAGCAGACAATTCAACTAATGAGCAAGCTCTCAACTTCATGAAACGGATGCTGAGGGATTATCTGAAATTTGACACAGGGAATGTGATCCTAAGTGGACCGCCTGGCATTGGAAAGAGCCATCTCTCTATTGGGCTAGCAAAAGCATTGAATGAGCAATCAAAAGAATGCGAGAATCCAAAAAGTGTGATCTTTATCTCAACATCAGCTCTTTTCAATAAAATTGAAGAAAGCTTCAATGGTCGAGGAGATTTCACAGAGAACTACGCTGTGGACCTACTCAGCAAAGTTGACTTTCTCTTCTTGGATGATTTAGGGAAAGAAAGCAGCATGAGCGCCAATCTTAAAGAGGCGAATGATTGGAGACAAAGGGTGCTATTCAAAATATTGGATAGCAGGCAAACAACATTCTTCAACACTAACTTGTCAAGTAATGACATCAAAACAATCTACAACCAAGCACTTGCTGACAGAATATTCAAAGGAGCAAGCAAACACATTTTTAAATTTCCTGAAGCTATGGAAAGTCGGAGGTATTAAACAAATGGAAAACAACAAACTAAAGGATCTAATTTCAAAAGTTCAAAAATGGTTCTATGACCGCAACTTACACACTCAAGAACCCAATAAACAGTTCCTGAAGCTTTATGAAGAAATCGGGGAACTGTCTAGAGGAATTGCTGAAAAGGATGAAGAAGTGACCAAGGACAGTATTGGAGACATCACTGTTGTATTGATTGGGCTGACTCTTCAACTTGGAATTAATACAAAAGAAATCTTTCCTGAACAAGAGAAATTCATTTTTTCAGAAGCTGCAAAAACAGAAGATTACTTTGTATTGATGATGGACCAAGCACTAGCATCATATTTTAACCGCCAAGGATATCAGCTTAAAAGCGTAGTACATGAATTGATGCGAATCTCTCAAATGCTCAACTATGATTTTGTGGAATGCTTAAATAAAGCCTATGAAGAAATAAAGAACCGCAAAGGGAAATTGGTTGACGGAATTTGGATCAAGGAGGAAAGACTAAAATGAAAGAACGGTCATTTGAACAGATTTTAGAAGAGAT